CCTCGTCGTTGAAGACGATGGCGGTGAGCAGGCCCGCGGCCCGTTTGGGGTCGTGCATGGCCCGGAGGTTGCCCCGGGATTTGCCGCCGCTATGCGTGAAGGAATCGTCGGACCAGGCTTTGATTAAAGGCTTACTGGCCTCGTAGTCGAAGATCTCCCCGGCCTGGTCGGGGATCTCCTCCGCGGCGATCCCGGTGAACTCCCCGGTGGCTTCATTGACCTTGACGAATTGGGCGAACATGATTTTTTGCATATAACCTCCAGAGATGGATTTCCGTTTTTCGTTTACTGCCCCGCCACGCTTACCCAGGCAGAGCCGTTGTACCAAACCGGATAAGGGCCCCCGCTCGCTTTAGATAGCGGGTCCCAGTTGGCCCGGTCTGCAATGGCAATCGTTCCCGTAGCTGGAGTAGCTGGTGCGCCAGTCTGGGGAGTTAGGTTTAAGAAGGCTGATAGGTCAGCATGTGCGGCGGAAATGTAACCATCGATAGCCCCCGATGTAGTGCCAATCCTTAATTGTCCTGCGTTACCATCTTGAATCCAAGTTTTGTTACCACAGGCAATCCTTATCCCCCCGTGGCCAAGAGTGAAATAAGTGCTATCATTAAGATTTACATAAATGTCATTACCATCAGTGTAAAAACCACAAAGGGTGCTTCCCATATGGAGGGTAGGAGCAGCTTGCGAGCCATTACCCACATTCACCGCCGCAAAAGTGGGACTACTCGATGTGGTCAGGCCGGATATTTGAGATTGAGTAAGGGTTGCTCCTGTAATTATCCCAGCCGTGGTATTCATAGCCGCAGCCGCCACATAATTTCCGGTCCCCAGCGTGGTATCGGCCACATTGATGGTGGCCGTAGCTGTGGTATTATCGTTGATAGTAGGTCCGCCATTGCTCACCAGGTAATAGGGGCCTGTGTTCGCTATTCCGTTCTTGGTCATGTAAATATTGCGCCCGGTAGTCCCCGCAGGGCCGGTGGGAATGGCCGACACGCTGATTCGGTCATTGCCGGTTATGGTAATCTGGGCCGAGGGGGTGCCCACCACCGTCTCACCGGATTCGGTGAGGAAGGTTATCGCTACATAGTGGGTCCCATTGGTTACTGAACCTGCGGCCCCAGCCGCCAGGGTCGGGGCAGTAGGAGGGGTTAGCGGGGTGAAGGTCAGATTACCTGGGGAAAGGGCCAGATCGCCGGTTAAGGTGCCCCCGGTGATCGGCAGACTGCCAACCGCCGCGGAATTAAGCGTCTGCCAGGTCTTGTCTCCCCGCCAATATTGAAGGCTGGTTCCGGCAGTTATGGCGGGCTCGGCGCCCGCGGCCGCGGGGTTGAGCGTCTGCCAGGTCTTGTCGCCGCGCCAATATTGCAGGGAAGTCCCGGCGGTGATGGCCGGCTCCGCATTCAGAGGCGGAATCGGCGGGTTATAGGGCGAGGCCCCCAGCAGCCCTCCCGGATTATACGGGCCGGTGGCGGCGCAGCCGCCAACTAATAATGCCAGGCAGATTAATAGGACGGCATATTTAGCCTTCATCTTATCCTCCCGAAAAGGCGGGATGCGCTGCGCTTTCCCGCCCTACGCTTTGCTGTTGTAGGGGCGGCTTCCAGCCGCCCTGGGCGGGTAGAACCCGCCCCTACAGCCTCTACCTGAACCACATGGCCGTCAGGACCCAGGTGGTGTCGGATATGACGCTGATCGTGGTCAGGGCCGGACAGAGGATGACCCCTCCGGCGCTGATCGGCCCGATATACACCGGGGGCGGATTGTAATAGCTCCCGGAACCGTCCAGCACATCAACGGAGGGGACCACGGCCGCGCCGCCGTTAAAGTTCACCCAGAGGTTGGCCTGGGCCGATAAGACCACCCAATTAGCGCCGGCCGGCACGGTGATGGTCTTGGCCACATTCGCCGTCAGGGCATAGTTGGGCGTGAACCGGCCGGCGGGGATCACCTGGGTGGTGGTATGGCCCAGGGCATCCGGCATCATCTCGAAGGGGACCAGCATCGGGGCCGACGCCGCCATTGCCTTGGAAATGGGAACCGGAGGGCAGCCCATCAAGCACACCGCGGCGATCAGGGCGATAATGATCAGCTTCTTCATACCTTCCTCCTGCGGGCGGCTAGAAGCCGCCCCTACGACTGCTCACTGCTCACTGCTCACTTGCCTTTGCTTAACTAAACGTCTCCACGCTGGTATGGGTGGCCACGGAGAACCCAAGGATCGTCGCCGCGGTGACGGTCAGGGTGTCGGTGTCAGTGGCCGCGGGGCTGCCCCCGAGGGTGATGGTCACGCTCGCCACGCCGTTCACGAAGGTCAACGTGGTGCTGGGAATCGTGGCCGTGACGGTGCCCGAATTATTGGCGTGGGCGATGGAGACGCCGCTGGTGATGGCCTCGTTGAACCAGGTGTGGATCTCGCCGGAGGCGCTTTGCAGGGTGATGGTGACCGTGCGGTTGGCCTCGGAGGCGTGAGGCGTGGTCAAGGTGGCCGGCGTGACCACGAAGATCATGTCGGTATTGGCCGCCTTCTTCAGCATGTAAATGTCGTAGTAGACGAAGCCGGCCGCCAGGTAGTTGTCTATGAGGGCAACCGGGGCGTTGACGTGCCCCTGGGCGTCCGGGTAATTCGGAGTCCCGTTCTTATCGATGAACTGCGATACTCCGGCCGGGGCCTTCATGACGATGGTGGCGGTTTGGGCGTTCGCCAGCGAACCCGCCAGCAACAAGGCTAAACAGAGAGCTAACGAGACTAATCTTTTCATGGGTTTTCTCCTTTGATTTTGATGGTAGGGGCGGCAGCTACGAAAAAGCCGCCCAGGGCGGGTAAAACCCGCCCCTACAGTCCGAAGGGCTTTGTCTGCCTGCCCTCCCAGTTGGCCCCCATTTCCACGCACTCGCTTTCGAGATGGATGGCGATGATTTCCGGAATCAGGTGGCGTTTATTCCTGGGCCACTGATAGGCAAACAGCATATCGCTCCGGGCCGCGGTGGTATGGTACTCGGGATAATGAGCCACCCCCGAGCCCCTGGGATTCCATAATTGAAAATAGCCGATGGGCACGTAGCCGTCCCAGTCCAGTTTGGCAATGCGGACTGCCAGGGGAAAGGGCCGGGGATGGACGAAGATCTCCCATTCGTGCTGGAGCGGCGGCGCGCCCAGAAACTTGATCCAATCGGTAAAACTTTTGCACTCCATGCGGTCGATGCCGTAAAGGCACGCCGGGTTTAGGGAAATGCGCTGCAAGATGCTCCGGGTCCGGGGCGGCAGGTAGATATCGGCGTCCAGGTGCGCCACCCAGCCGTCTTTTTGTAAAAGCGACAGGCCGTAATTGATGCCCTTGGCCTTGTTGAAGGCGTCGTCATTGCGGTGCCAATCGTAGGTGGGATAGCATTCCACATGGTAATAGGCGCAGATGAGTTGCGTAAGCTTATCGTCGGGCCGCGTGATCACCACCATGCGGTTGAATTGCTGCTTATTGGCCGGCAGCGTCCAGGCCAGGTAATCGCCGTAATGGACGCAGGTGACCACCGCCTCGATTTTGAGGTCCGCAGGGGGCGGGGTGGGTCCCGGCTCAGGGCTTGGATATTCTTTATTCATCACGGATTCCTTGTAGGGGCGGGTTCTACCCGCCCCGGGCGGCTTTTTTGTAGCTGCCGCCCCTACGATTAATCTACTCCTTCAATCCCCTCGGGCAAAAAATCGCACGTGCAATTAGGGTGCGCCGGGGGCGCCTCGTCGCCCGAGGAAAAATCCTGATCCAGGGGAATAACGCCTTCGGCGGCGTTGTCGTCGCACTCATCATCGGCCGGGTGTTCCGATCCGAGGAGCCACGACTTCCCGCTCACCAGGGCCGAGTTTTTATAGGCCGCCAGGTTGCCCTGGCAATCGGCCCGGATGGTCTCGGTGCGGGCGATCATCTCGGCCCGGGCGTCGGAAAAGCCGTGGTTTTCCTGGAGGGCGTCGGCTAGCTTTTTGGTGCTCCAACCCTCTTCCTGCGCCTGGACCACGGCTGACCGGATCATGTCCCGGGTGTCGTCCTCCAGCTTGGTGATCAGGTCCGCGGCGTGCTCCTGGGCCCAGGTCACCGCCTGGGTGTTGACCAGGTCGGTGATCCCGGCCGGGGCCTCGTAATCAATCTGCACGAAGGCGGCATAGCCGCCCTGCTGGGCCGCCTTGGCCAGGAGGGCCGCCACTTGCTCCCGGGTGGCCTCGATGCCGGTCAGCTCCATTTCGGCCAGGAGCTTGTTAATTTTTGCCTCATCATCCGCGGCCTTGGCGTAGGGGCGGCTTCTACCCGCCCCCGGGCCTGTAGGGGCGGGTTCTACCCGCCCCGGGCGGCTGGAAGCCGCCCCTACAGCCGCCCCTACAGCCTTTTTGAGCCCCAGCCCCTTCCCGAGCTGCGCCGCGGCGCTCTGGGCGTCGGCCTTCAGGGCCTTGGCCATCAGCTTTTTGAGGGCGTCCCGGATCTCGACGATCTCCGGCCGCTCGCGGTCAATGGGCTTGATCACGGTTTTCCTTTTTTTTTTAACGGCCTTGTTAAAGGCGGGATGCGCTGCGCTTTCCCGCCCTACGCTTTGCTTGGCCAGTTTTTGGGGCGGCGTCTCGGCGGACGACCCTGGCGAAGAGCTCCCCTCCGCCGCCCCGGGGGTGTCTGGCCCTTCACCTCCCCCTTTCCCTCCATCGGGCTTTTTTTGGCCATCCGGCTCAGGTGCCGGCTCCGGCTCCTTACCAATCTCGCTCACCAGCACCGGGCCCTGGGTGGTCATGATGAAATCCGGCGTGCCGTCGTCCTCCAGGCCCCGGGATTCCCGGATCTCGCTCCGGAGCCGGATGCCGTTGCGCACGTCCAGGTCGTCGACCTTGGCCTGCACTGCGGGGTCGATGGCGCTGTCCTCCTCCCAGCCGAACTCCACCTGGTCGAAGCCGTTCCCCTGCAGGGCGTAGTTGATGAAGTCCGCCATCCATTCCATCAGGGGCGCCAGGCCCTCGGAGAGCGCCGCCTCCTGGGCGGTCGTCGCGGTGGCCCGGTTCATCTTCGAGACGAACGGTTGAGCCGACACCGAGAAGGCGTAGCACACCACCCGGGCGAACCATTCATCAATGGGGGAGCTCAGGTCCCCCTCCTTCATCAGGTGCGGGGTCATGCCGTGGGGCACCCATTTGCCCCGGCGCCGCTGGGCGGTATTGCCCGCGTGCAGGGCATCCCAGTATTGCTGGAACTCGGCGATCTGGGCGGTGGACCAGTTTTCCGGCACTTCTAAAAGGGCGTCGGGCAGGTTGCCTTCGGTGTAGAATTGCAGGAGGTGCATCTGGCGCCGCAGGATGATGTTGGTGATGATGATTACCTGCTCCACCGGCGAGAAACCGTAGAGGCGCCAGGATAAAAGGTTGCGGGGGTAATAGAGCAGCTCCTCCCGGGTGTAGTCGGTGGCCGGCAGGCCCTTGATGATCTGCTGGTAGGCCGGGTCCGGGGGCAGCGGGCTGCGCCCCCATTCGTCGATGACCGGGCGGATGGTGGCGCCGTCCACCACCTCCAGGCTATAGAGGCCGCCGCCTTTGGTCCGCCTCGGGTAGATGGTGGCCGCGTCGATCACCAGCATGTCTTCCAGGAGCATCCGCATCCAGGCGTTGAAGGAGTGCATCCTGTCGGGGCGCTTCATCAGGGCGGTGGCCTCTTTGGCCTGGCGCAGGGATTCGGCCGAGGCGTCCTTTTTGGCTTTCAGCTTGGCGCCGCTGGGGTCCAGGGGGGAGAAGGACCAGTTCATCTTGGCGATCTGATCCTTGCGGGTTTCGATCACCAGGCGCACCAGGTCGCAGTTTTGGGCCAGGTTCCTAAGGTCCAGGAAGGAAATCGGCAGGTCGCCCCGGGGGGTGACCAGCAGGTTGTAGCCCACCGGGTAGTCGAACTGGCGGCCCGCGGCTTCAGGCGGCGCCAGGGGCGGCAGCGGCCAGCCGGGACCGAAGAAGTCCTTACTCGGGTCCGGCTGCCCCGGCGCGCTGCCCGTGCCGGTGGGCGTGAAACGGCGCCCCGCGGCCCATTGGGCGGCGCTGATGATCTCCGGGGTCAGGGGTATGTGTTTAGGGTCGGCTGCCATTGTTTAGTTACCAGTTACCAGTGATCAGTGACCATTAACCAAGGGGGAAAAGGGGAAGAGGGAAAATGCTTCTGGGGGAAAAGGGGAAGAGGGGAAATGGGGAAAAGGAAAAGCAAAACCTTTTATCCCTTTACCCTTTTACCCTCTTACCCCCTTACTCTTATACCCTTTTACCCCTCCTTAATATTCTCAGCCGTGCAACCGCCTTTCTTCAGCCGCCATGTTGTCGAATTCCCCTTTGTAATAATCGAAGATTCCCATGCCGGGGGCGCCCTCCAGGAGCCCCACCGCGCCTTCCAGGGCGTCGGGGCCGTCGTCGTGCACCGTGCTGGCCGGGAAATAGAGGAGCTGCTCCAGGAGCAAATCCTGGTTGCCCTGTCCCTTACAAAAGCGGATCTGCCCCCGCTCCACTAAAGGGCTCAGCCGGGAGATCCGGACCTCTTTGGAGAGCTTGACGGCTACCGGCTGGAGTGGCAGGATTACCTTCCTCTCCTTTTCCAGCCGTTGAAATTCGTTGATCAGCAGCCTCTGGAAAAGAACATCCTCCACCCCGAAGCGCCAGTAATACCATTGCTCGTGGCGGATGAAGGCGGCGCGCAGGGCCTCGTCGAGACTGCCCCGGCGGATGTAGGCGTCCAGGACGTAGAAGATCATCTCTTTCCGGTCCAGGCCCACGGTGATAATCGCCTTGTAGTCGGCGCTGGCGCCGATGGCCAGGGCCGGGTCGAAATAGCCGGCCACGATCAGGTCCTTGCCGGTGAGGTCCGCGGGGTAATAGAACCGGAACCAGGCCTCCTGGAAGACCCCTTCTTCATCCAGGGGGTTATTCTGCTTCTCCCGGTTGAAGGCCAGCGACCCCATGAGGCGTTTTTGCTCCAGGAGCGTGGCCACCGGGTGGCGCGCCGGCCACAGAGAGGCAAGTGAGCCGTGAGCAGTGAGCTGTGAGCAGTTACTGCTTACTGCTGCTTCCTGCTCACTGCTTGCTTCATTGAGGGCGCGGTAAATGCGCCTGGTCCAGTGCTTCCAGGGCTCCTCCTCGGAATGGATGGCGGTGTAGAGCGCGCTCTTGCGGGCCAAGATGGTGCCGATCCAGAAGAGGTTGCCGCCGGCGTCGATGGAGGGATAGATGGCGCCGGTGATCCAGGAGAGCAATTTGCGCACCAGGTCCGGCGAGCGGGCCTGCTGGTCGTTCTCCACGTCGTCCAGGATGATCAGGTCGGGGCGGTGCTGCTTGTGCTTGAGGCCGCGCAGGCGCTGGCCCCGGCCCCGGGCCTTGAGCCGGACGTCGTTCAGGGTGACAAAATCATCCACCGCCCAGTTGTTCCGCACCAGCTCCCCGAAATCGCATTTAATCCTCTCATTGTAGAGCAGTTCCAGATAGATATAGCCGGTGAGGTCGCTGGCCAGGTCCTCGGTGTCGGAGGCGATGATGATGAAGTGGCGCCGGCCGTGGCAGATCTGGTGGAGCACGTAGCCGAAGGAGGTGATGGTGGTCTTGGCGAACTCCCGGGGCGCGGCCACGGCGACGGGAGTCACGACAGCGGTTCCCGTTGTAGGGGCGGGTTCTACCCGCCCAGGGCGTGTAGGGGCGGGTTCTACCCGCCCAGGGCGGCTAGAAGCCGCCCCTACAGCCGCCCCTACATTTTCGCCGGGGCGGCGGGAGAGCAGCTCCACCAGCTCCCGGTGAAAAGGGGCAAAATCATTGGTAAAATAATGGGGCAGATAGGTGGTGAAGAAGACGAAAGGATCGGCCAGGGCCCCGGCGCGCCGCGCCTTCTTGGCGGCCTCGCTCGTATCCGCAAACGCGGTGGCCTCATAATAGAGGCGCCCCAGGATTTGCTGGTACCTTTCCTGGAATTCCTTCTTCGTCAGCTTCTTTTTGAGGGTCAATTCCGCCATCTTATTTCCATGTAGGG